GGCGACGGCTGCCAATATCGCCTGATAGGCAACATAGGCGCCTGTAAGCACCATAATAACTTTGGCATTATCTGCCAGCAGCCTTGCCACCCACGCCAGAGCATTCGCTATATTTTCAACAGCCGGTGCAGACTCCAAGAAAATACTCTTTAGTGTTTCTTGAATCGTCATTAAATCTTTTGCTCTCTTGGCTTGCTCTTCGTATTGTTTAGCGGTTTTTTGACCGGATCCAGCCAAGTTATCCATATTTCCAGAAAGCATGAGTGCAAGATCACCAACATCTGATAAACCAAGCGAATTTGTGTAAAATTGTTTTTGATAATAGGACATATCATCGAAGGTTAATCCCGTATCGAGTATTGCATCGCGGATCATTCCAAAACGCTCAGCAGGATCTGTAGCCATCATGAGATCCATGGCATTTACAAAGTTTCCGCCCAACGCGGCGTTCAATTGACCTGCTTGTTCTGCTGCGCCTTCAAATGTATCAAACTTGTTTGTGATCGCCAGTACTTTCTCCATCTCCATACCAGTAATCTTTTGAACTCTCGCCAATTCTTTAAAGGCTTTGCCACCTTGGTGACCAAATTTGGCTATCTGTGGACCCATTTGAGCAAACTGTGCTGAGAGTTGGGCTGGTGCCACCCCTATAGCTTTTGCTGTTTCTGATAGTTCACCTTGAAACTCTCGGGCGCGACCAACGCTCATTCCGAGCATCTTTGTGGAAGATTGTATTCCTTTCGAAAAGTCGGCTGTTGCAACACCGTAAGATTCTTGCATTACAGTAGCTGTTTTGATTAATTCTTCTCTCTGTTGAGGCAGCAACATAGTGAAGTCGGTGAAGTTATCAATTAAATCACCAGTTCCTTTGGTAAGCTCCTCCATGGAGACGCCTAATTGTGCTTGTTCTCCATAAATTAAACCTAATTGCTCCTCATACTTCTGACCCATCGCGTATTGGGTCTCAAAGGCTTTTGAAGCCTCGTCAAAAGACGTTATCATACCAACCATGCCGTCGATAAATTTACCTGTCAGCATGCCACCAAGCTTCTGGAAGCCAACGTTTAATTCGCCCAAGATCAGTGTTGAATCTTGAAACGCGAGTCCAAGCTTCATGCCGGCTTTCGAAGCAGCCTGAACAAGAGAGGTTTGTTGCCTCATATTCTTGTTCATTTCCTCTTGGACACCTAATATCTCATCTTGTACTTCGAGTCTTTCTTCTAAAGCTGCGACTGCCGCTAAATCCTCAGCAGTAATTGTTTCTTTTGTCTTTAATTCTGCTTGAAGTAGTTGAAGCTCGTTTTCCATAAGATCGCGAGCGACTTGTCTTTTAAGTAAGTTTGCGTCTAATGTGTTGCCGATACCAGAAAGTTTTTCCTGATAAGCCAGCAACTCAGCATTAGTTTTCATGAGATACTGCTGGTCTTCTCTACGTCTTGCTATGACACTATCTAAATGAGCAAGCTCTTCGTCATTAAATGCGTTCGCTTCCTTTTTTAACCTAATTTGTTCAAGAGTCAGGTTATTAAGTTCTGCTAATTGTTCTGGGGTCAGTGACAATTTAAATCCCTCGCATTGATGCTACAATAATTAGTTATTAACCAAAAAAGACAAGGTTCTTAAGAACCCTGTCTTTTTACTCGGTCTGCCAATTCGTTTGGCATCTTAGGTTGATTAAATGAAGTTAGCTCTTGGGCGCCGTTTCCTCTACCCTTTGATGCATTCTCATATGCTTCATTTTCTGCTTTAATTTGTCTCAATAATCTCTTAACAAACCAATTTCTTAGTCCAAGAGGTAGATTGTATGCCTCGGAGAGTGACCAGCCTCCTGAATATTTCAGGAAGAAAAACTGCTCATATACGTTCTCCATGTACTCACCGGTCAGGCCAAAAAAAGTCCGCGGTGAGCGGCACCTCCATTTGTTGTTCGTGATCACACTCGCCGCAAGAGAAGTGTTGTGTTAAATCAACGTTTGGTGCTGCTTGCTTATAGCACAGTCTTAGATGACGAGCGTCCAGCGAGGGAATGTTTTCAATCAAGTAATTCAACGCCTGTGGTGTCTCATCGCCATTGACTGCAACCACCATGCTTCTAATTTGGCTTGTTACTGCTTGTTCTGGCTTTTTGCGCTTTCTAGCGTTCTCAGCTTGAGCGAGCATGCTCTTTTCATCGGTTCCGTCTAAAAGCCTGAATGCAACTTCAACCTTGGTTCTGGGCAGCGTGGTAGTAAACGTACCATCATCGTTAGCGGTGAGCGCTAATGAATTATCGCTTTCTCCAACGTGGATATTGGCGTTATTTAAATCAAAAGAATACTCCTGACTTGCTCCGCAGTTTGGACAGTTAACGGTAGTGTTATAATCGTTACCATATCCAGACACTCTCGCGGCGATTAGGATAGCGTTCCTATCTCCCACCAAAAGACTATCTGAATTTACTCTTCTGTCCAAAATCAAACTCTGAATCACTCTATCGATAGCGACACCGTTCTTGAGAAGAGTTCTCGAAGTAAGGATATCTTCCTCTTTAGCAGTCATTTGCTTGATTTCAATTGTGTTTTGTCCATGAAGGGGGTGGTTTTCTGAATAAAACCTTCCACCCGATGGAAGTTCTACAAATTCGGTCGGAACTACGAAAGCGAATCCCGGATTTTCTTGTAGAGCTTGTTCTGGGGGTGAGCTAGCTTGCGGGGTGCTCGAACCCATACGATCTCTATTGCGTGACAATGTACACCTCTATGTTTTTATGTTATGCGTTGAAGAATGATTGTTGGGAACCAGCGGTAGCTGCAGATTTGCCTTCTGTCTCTAATCTAGCCCAATCGTACTTGATAGTAACTGAAAGCTCAGTCAAATCATCATTTCCATACTCAAGGTTATCACCATATTTCACTTCTGTTAAGAAAGAATTCCACAATGTCCATGTCTCTAGCGGATTTCCATCGGAATCAAGCTGAGTAATGATAACTGTGCCAAGCGCAGATGCTGATTTAGCTTTAGAGATCGATGAGCGATCTTCTGCATTGGTAGGTGGTTTATATCCGGAGCCCTCAATGATTGATGACAGAGTTGCAGACATGTCTGGATCAACTGGGTCGACCATTGTGACTGTAATGTCATTCCAAGTCACATTTCCTGGGTAGTAGAAAGTGTGATTCAGGTATTTGTGCTCTGCTGCGTTAATAGCAAAGGAAGGCTTTGTAGCTGTCTTAGCATACCAAAGTTTCGCGCCGCCTTGAGCAGCTTGAATTCCTTGAAATTCGACAGTAAATCTAAAATTTCTTTTTGGATCGTTTAAGCCCGCGTTCTCTCCAAAATTTTCTGACCAGAATGGCATATGTTAGGTACTCCTGTAAGTTCTAATTTAATTAGTGGGTAAGGGGGAAAATCCCCCTCATTTATTCGATTAGTCGTCGAATGATGCGCCCGTGTTGGCAATCACGAAGTCAATCGCGATGTACTCAATAGCACGTGCTGGCTTGACCATAATCTTCGCATACATGATGTTCTGATCAATGAGGTCAGGCGTTGTTGTAGTCTCGTCGAGAATCAATCGATAGTCGGTGATACCGAACTGAACCTTGACGTTTGCAAGGAATGGTTCGACAAGTGACTTGAAGCGATTCCAAGTTGACTGCACGTTCTGCTCGAAGAGCACCTCTGTGGAAAGGATGGAGATCTGCTTCTTCAAGTAGATGACCAATCTTCTCACATTGATTCTGTCGAGCGCTGATTGGCGCTCTTGGAGAGTCTTCTGACCGAAGACCACAATTCCACTAGATGGGAATGAAGCAATCGGGTTGATGTTAGCATCATACAGAGTATCTCTCTCCTTAGATGTAAGTCTCTCGGTTACATTTGTAACTGGGATTCCTGCCGCACCATCGGAAAGTCCGCCGCGGTTGAAACCAGCGGGAGCGTACCAGAGATGAGAAGCTGCTTGAGAGCTAGCTAGAACACCCATCATTGCAACAGATGGTGGAACCCAAATGGAGCGACCACTGTTAGCATCGCGAGTCTGGACCCATGGATAGAAGGTGGCACCATAAGAGGAGTCGATTCTTCTATTTCTAAGAGCAGTGACTGAAGCGTTAACTCCAACACCAAGTCTATCAGCCTTATTGGACTTATAGACCTCATGTTGCGGATAGTAAAGATTCGGAAGATCAATAATAGCCATTGTGTCTCCGCGATCCTCACTAACGTTTACCATATGGTTGTTGAGGGAATCATTTGTGATTCCTGGCATCGCAATAAGGTTCATGTTTGCTGACTCAGGATCTGCAACTGTATCAATTGCCCTCTTGAGCGTGTAGTAAGGTGAACTGTTCGCCTCTGTTGCTGTAGATGTCATACCTGTATTGTAGAGAGGATCTGGGACCTTAATATCGAATCCATCGAATCCGCCATACAACGGTGCAGTAAATCTATCGTATCCTGCTGCCAGGACTGTCTTATAGGTTCCACCATCGGCAATTGATGCAGCTGTTCCAGCAACATAAGAGCCAGACTTCCAGAAGTAAGCATTGTTTGCGCCCACTTTCAAGTCGTTCATTGAGAAGATGTACGAAGATATGTACATTCCTGAGCCAGCCATGCTGTATGTCGCTCCTTCAGCGATGTTTCCATCCAGCATCTTGTTGAAATCACCAACACTCGCATCTGCGCGGCTTGAACCACTGGTTCTTGTGTTCTGGTAACCGAAGCAAGCGTTTCTTTGGTCTGCCATTCCACCATCCGATGAGGAAAGACGAAGTCTAACTTCTGGGAAGGATAATCCACCAAGTGCTCCGGAGGCGACGGAGCCGCCGTGACTGAGCCCTATAGTAAGTGGTGCGTTACTGCTGCTGGCAAGGGCACCGCCGTTTGCCCAATAGACTGCGCCGGCTGCGAGTGATGTTATGGTGAGTGCGTCCACTGTCTTATACTTGGGTGGTCCCCAGTAGCCGAATGGAAGGAGAAGTGGGTTTGCGCCACCATCTTCTACATCAGACTGGAGTTCGACGTAGACATACTTAGAATTATTTGGGTAGTCTCCGTATGTTTTCAATCTTCTCTCGCTCTCGACCCAGCTTTGGTAAGTATCACCAATTCTGCGACCGATGAAATTCGGACTAGTTGGATCAAGTGTAAGGTTATCAAACCTCTCTAATACTTGTTGGTTTCCATCAGTGTCGTTCAAAGAACGCAGGACCACTGAGAAAGTTCCATAATCGGTAGTTGTGGAAGCAGAAGCTCTGATCTGTTCAATAGAAACTTTGACGTTTCTGTTGAGCCATCCACCATGACCTCTTCCGACAAGCCTAAACAATTTTGCAGCAGTTTGAATATCAAAGGTGCTAGCATCGCCGCCCAGATCTTGACCAATAAACCAGCCTGTGTAAGCTTCGCGGCTAGGAACCTGCTTAAGTGCTGGTCCAACCGTGGTTGGGGCGGAGCTATCTGCGATAGGAAGTATAACACCAAAAGCAGAACCTGCTGTGGCGCCGTCGAGACCGAGATCTCTGGCTTCCTGTTCATAGGACTCTCCGAGCCAGTATGCTTTATAAGAGCCGGAATCATAGAATGAACCTTGGCTACTTACCAACTGAGGGTTTGTGTTGAAACGCTTTCTCACGAAAGTTTCTAAGTTATCGTTAAATCCGAATGTAATTTCTTCTTCGATTCCTGTTGTTCGATCGGAAATCAAAGCGGTAAAGTTGTTGTTTGAATCTGATACGATGACAGAACCCAAAGAACAAGTAGTATGGGTTCCTGCGGCTATCTGTGGGTGTGTATCACCCTTTAGACCTATTGATACGGCGTCATTTAAGTACCACACAGCTGCTAGAGAACCGGTTCCTATTCTGGGCACGGCGTCCGGGCTTCCGGTGGACGCGTCCAAAGCAGAACTACTTGCAAACAGGAATAACCCGTAAGCACCACCATTAGATGTGTCGGAGATATTTGGTTGATCTGTCGTTTTCCAGCCGGCTGTATTATCACCAGAATTAAGCTCTTTGCCCAGAACACGAATATATGTAAGGGGAGCTACATTGGACACCAAGAATGCTTTAGCAGCATATGTACCATACATAGGGGATTGGAAGTTGCCATCTCGTGAGATATCTCCGCCGGCGCCGCCGGGAACGGTATCACCGAACATTGTTACAAATTCCGAATAGGACGAAACCTTCACTGGTTGCATCGCAGGACCTCTTTGTGAGCGTCCGATAACTACTGGACCGATTGCATCTGCCGATCTTGGAACAAAAGAATTATCAATCTCGTTGATGAACACTCCAGGAGATACAAATTTAAAGCTTTTTACTGACATATTTTATTTCCCTCATTATTATATGGTATTAATTGATGTCTCAATCATACTTTAAATAGTATTATGGATTTCCAAAGGATACCAGGATATCAATAAAAGCACGTTTTCACTTCCTGAAGTTAATTATCGTCGCTAAACCACGTGGCATTTCCGGCTGGAACTTCTGATTCTTTAGGGAACTGGTACTCTACTGTGTTCTCATCAACCCGAACGATGGGTCGCTCGTCATTGGGTCCTTCACCTATAAGATATCCAAGTACTCTGATGTTAATCTCAGTGTTAAACTCTCTAACATCTTCGCCAAGATTGGCTACGTTATTGCTATGTGTAAAGTTCTGATCGATGAACATCTCGTAAGTATGTCCGTTCCTTTTACGAGTCAGTGCATTAATTTGACCTGTTCTGGTCATAAATGGAGTTATCAATGTATTCATCTGTTGCTGGTATTCTGTTTTGACGTGTATCTTGTATTCAACGTTCACATAGACCGGAATAGGGATAGAGATCGTTTGGATAACAATTTTATGATTCACTCTCGGAGAGTATCTTTGAAGCTTTCCATCATCGTTGGTTCTGGTCCCTGCGGCTACTGCAAAGTTACGTGTCTTATCAGGAACTATCTTCTTAGCTATAACAAATCGTCCGGCGCGTCCGTTTTTATCAACAGAATAATAGTTTGCTTGAAATGAACCTTTTCTTTCGGGATCTTTTACAATGCCTGTCCGCTCAACACTAATAAGGGGAAGCTTGAGAGCTTCATTGTTGTCCCTCAACTCCCTTCGGTTCTTTATCTGATATGCTCTTTCCGGTACTTGCCACAAAACAGGAACAGTGGTGAATCCTTCGTTTGTCAAGCAGCTTAATTCAAGATCCTCTTTCAACCAAGATGAGATAACATAGTCTATGTCCTCTATAGTAGAGGAATACATGCCAACTTCTTGAAGTGAGAAAGTGGTAGATCCCGATGGAATCAGTGCGAAATCAAAGTTATCAGGTAGCATCGAATAATCCTGTTCTGGCTCTTTTGCAGGTTGCTGAGATCTCAAACTCTTGATCAGCTTGTCCGAACAGCAGTCTGGACTCAACTAACTTGACGATCTCATAGTAATTATCATTATATAATACAAAGTCTCCCTCTCGGACGTACATATTCTGATCTTCTTCTAATCTTCTTCTGTGGAAGTGAATGAGGATCTCCCAGGACTTGTCAACACCAAATCCGGGCATATAATCAGTAGAAAAGTCCGTATACTCTATCAAAGCGTAAACGCGAATTGGGGGGAGATAAGTTTTCTCTATAGCTTCGCCGTATAAGTCGTGGAACTCTGTAGTAGCCATATCTATGGGGTAATACAGTATCTGTTGTCCAATAACTTTTTCAATAAGCTCGTCATTGACTTGCTTAACAAGATCTCGCTCTTTTTTACCTAGAAAGAGTGGAGGTGGCGGTGATTCTGGTCTTTTCCATTCGTCTGCCATCTTTTAATTATCCTACAAAGATCCCCAACGGGGTCACCTTCAATATGTTCGATGATGCGTCCGTAATCTCTTGATCGGACTTGGCGAGTTCTGAGTACTCTACTTCCTTCAGCATCTCTCGCAACTTATCTTTGAGTGCTGTTTGCTCTTCTTTAGCTTGTGACAGCAATTCAGCATAATTTAACGTAACACTCTCACCGGGAATCGGCACAGTAGTAAATTTGCCTCTAATTTGCCCAAGCATCTCTTTACACAGTGCCAAAGAATACTTTCTAATCCACTGCTTACCCATTGAATTGATGTTTTCGTATGGAATGTTGTCAAAAGGAACAGTATTAAGGTTATTAACACCTTCAACTCCAGTGTTATACGAGCCGGTAGCATACGGCTCAAGATCAACATAGAATTTAACCCATATCTTGTCGCTGAGTCCGTCTGACCAATAGGAGGGTGTTGGAAACAACCTAAGTTTGTTGTCAATCAACTCATATGAATAATTTGAGGTTCTGGTGACAATAGAATCTTCATACATCATCGCTTGTAGTTTGTTTTGCCATGTAGGGATGACCTCGAATGTGGAATCATCGGCAAATTGACCATAAGTGGACAGATTGCCTACTACTCCTATTCCGCCATAATACCCATAGAAGCGCCACATTGCGCGTGGAGACACATAAAAAACTTTTGTTACTATAACACGCTTGTTGTCTATTTTGCCTTCCCATGGGACAGGATTACCTGTGTCATCAACGCCAGAGTCGGATGCTGCTTGAATAATTGCTTGAATATCGTAATCTTGTTGATTCTTTTTCGGACTGAAAGATGCTGAATACTGTGGCACTGTACCACCGAAGCCTCCAGCAGCGGCAGCCCCATCGGCGACTCGGTTGGCATATCCCATTGAAAAACGAGGATACTTCAAGCTGGCGCTGGCTGGTCCACCACTTATTCCGCCCTTATGATCAAAGGTTCCCGTTTGAGAACCTAATACAGTCGATAATACATTCTTACCTTGGTGCAAGTTAATGATATACGAGTATTCTAGGACTGCCTCTTCATATGATGCATAAACATTAGAAGGTGTAAGCTCGATATCAACCACATCACCACCTAATTTCTTATAAGTGTACGATACTTGTGCTGAAGCTCCGCTTAAGAATTCTGTTGAATCATTATAGACACCAAAAGGTAGTGAATCGGTGACTAAGTCTGTGCTTCCGGTCGAGGTTAAGACAATAGCACTTGTTTGTGATATAGGGCTGAGATTTGTTGGCATTTATAAAGGCTCCTCAAACTAAATAGTAAAGAGGCGGACATTAGTCCGCCTTAAAGTAACATTTGGATTGTAGTCCAATGTGTCTTTACTTTTTAGAAGCTTTTTTGGTCGCCGTTGTAGGCTTTTTTGCTTTCGAAGTGGTCTGTTTAGTTGCCTTTGTGGCGACTACTGGAGACTTTTTGACCTTAACCTTGGTTACCGGCGGCTTGGGTGTTGCAGGTTGTGCTAGTTTTGGGGTTGGCTCAAACTCGACTTTATTTAGTAGGGGTTTCGGTGCTGGCTCCTCTTTCAATTCTGGGACAGCGGCTACCGTTGGCTCTGGTGTCGTTTTAGCAGCCAAAACTGGTGTTTCAACAACCTTTGGTTCTTCTTTCACTTCTATCACTGGCTCAATGGTATCTGTTGCAGACTGCATCGCCATTATAGTTTTCATTCTTGGATGAGATGAGTGTTTATTGCCAAATTTCGCTCTGGCGCTCATTAATCTTCTTTTCTTTCCCATGTGGAACTCCTGGTTTTTGGGTATGAGTAAATAGTGGTCTCGGACACAAAAATCTCAAAAATTTGCCGGCGGTATTTTTGGGGGGATCGACATTTTCAATAAAAACCCCCCAATCCAAAAAGGAAAGGGGGG